TTTGGGCGCTGGCACAGGCACAGCGGCTGCTGGTGCGGTTGAAGAGGCTATTGAAGGGCTTCTTGGCGTGTCTAGACAAAGCGCTAGTGAGATTACAAAAGATCTTGCGTTAGACTTTGGTGTTGGCGCAGCCGGTGAGGTGGTAATTGGAGGAGCAATAAAAATTGCGGCTCCGTTTGTCCGTGGCTTGCGAGGGAAAAGACTAGAAGGTGAAGAGCTTCAAACAGTGGGAATGGGGCTTGCTGACGAAAAAGCTTCCCAGCGAATACTGATGGCTCAAGCAAAAGAAATTTCCGAGCAAACAGGTCGCCCAGTTGATGAGGTTATGACCGAGATTTCAGGCCCCACAGGTATGGGCTTTGGCGAAACTCGCGTTGGATTTGGAGGATTAAAGCCAACTCTTGAAAGCGCTGGCGGCACATCAATTGCCGCAAGGGCGCAGAGAATTGCTGAAAAGATTAGAGGAACAAGCAAGCGCCTCATAAGCAATTTTAAAACGCTTAACGATACATTTAACACTTACAAGTCTCAGCTTGGTTTGGCCGCCGATCAGCCTATAGCACAGTCTATTGCTGATGAAGCTGGCGAAGTTCTGAAGGCTGGTATACAGGGTAAAAACCAAGCCTTAAAGATAGCGGAAGAAGAAGCCAGAAGTGGTGTTTTAAATCAATTTGACGAACTCGCAAAAGAGCTAGGTGCCGCCTCAAAGGTGGACGAAGGTATTAATTCGTTTGTGTTTCAGTCTCTTGCCAAGTCACTAAACCAATTTGATCAGTTAGCCACATCCAAATATGCCGCTATTGATAAGGTTATGAAAGACACGGTTGGTGATTCAGAGATATTTAGCACTGAAGCCTTAAAGACAGTGGCAAAACAGCTTCAAAGGCGTCATGGGCCTGCCATAAAGGCAAGCACAGGAATTGGTGATAAGCTCGCTGATGAGGATTTGGTCGCAAAAGGTATAATAGAAGGATTTAACAGCCTCGGCAACAAAGCGTCTTTTGCCCAATTATACCTTTTGCGTAAAAAGCTTTGGGACACAAACTTTGCCTTCAAAGGCTTAAATGGCACAAACAAATTAGACGATGCAATACGTTTAATTGACAATATGATGACAGAAAAGGCCGTTACAAGTGCTGCTCAGTCTTCAGCGCGGTCTCTTGGAGATGAGGGTGTACAGCTTTTAAGTAACGCAGCCAAAGAGCTGGGATCAGCCCGTAAGTTTTATTTAGATGGAATGACCAAAATCGACAACATGACCAGAGCCACTGGACTAAAAGAGCTTAGAGACGCCGTTGTTAAAAGCAGAACATCTGGGACACCAATTGAAGACCTAATGCCCAATGTCACCTTTATGTCTAAAATTATTAAAAATGGTGACGCGCAGTCTGTAACTAAAACTCTTGATGTTATTAGAGCTAATGCTCCGAAGGGCCAAAAAGACAAGTTTACTAACGAGTTTAGAGAGCGCTTGGCTAATGCATGGCTAACAAATGCTGTTAAAAAGACAGCTTCTAGCGGTGAAGATACGTTTGCGTTTAAGGGATCTAATTTTTCTAAACAAATAGATGATCTTGGTGCAACAGGAGATGTTCTTTTTGGCAAGGCTCGTTACGCAAAAATCAAACAGCTTTCTGAGCAGATACGCCAGACTACAATTCCGGGTAGAACAAAAACTGTAGACATTGAAAGCGCATTGCTTGGCGCTAGGTCTATGGGGGCTGGACAGCCTCTTATTAACGCTTTGGAAAATGTTGCAAAGGCACAAAAAGAATATTTTGATTTCCAATCAAACAGCATTCGTAAAAAAATACTTGCTGATGAAGCTCTGAACCCTCAAACAGCGGCTTCTTATATTTCTGCTAGTGGTGCTAAATCAAATGAAGTGAAGTCAATTATGAATTCACTTGATGATGCCGGTAAAGAAACTGTGAGACAGTTCTTTCTATCTAACTTGACTAAAGAGTTTGGTGTTGGCGCACTCATTGACGGTAAGGCTTTGCAGGGCATGTCTAGCGCCTTCACAGCCGCCGCTGAAAAGGGAAAGTTGCGGGCTGTTTTTGGCAAACAAATGGGAATTGACATGGAGAAGTTTGCAAAGATTTTGGCAGCAAACGCAAGAACCGCTCAAGGCGGTGATCTTGTCGCGGCTAATATTGCAGCTAGCCCATTAGATAATATAGGAAAAATCCTTCGGTTTGGTATAGTCGGGCGGCTACTTGACTCCGCGCCTATCTATAGCAGGGTTGTAAAAGATTATGAAAGAATGTCAAAGGGACTAAGCCCTAAAGCAAAGTCAGAGCTTTTAGGACAATTGATTGGCGCTGCTGTAGCGCAGACTCCGGGTCAAGCCCTGCAAGAGGGTACAAACGAAGCATCTAAACAAATTAGCGCTGTAATGGAAAACTCTGGCCTTAACCAGCAACTGTCGCAGATACAAAGTCGCATGAACCCACCCGTGTCTGCATCAGGCATTGGTCAGGTAAATGTAACACAGCCGCTTGCGCCTAACACGCAGCCAGTTGGTGGGCCTCCTGCTAACGCAGCAACCATACGCCAGCAAGCGGCACAAAACCCAGCCGTTGCACAAGCGCTAGGAATTAATCCAGCCACAGCGACACTGCTTGGAACAGGACAACCTTAATCATGAATAAAGATCAGTTAAGAGAAGAACTCGCAGAGGACGAGGGCTGTAAGTATTTGATTTATTTAGATCATTTGCATCTCCCTACGTTTGGAATCGGCCACCTAATCAAAGAGCATGACCCCGAGTATGGTGAACCTGTTGGCACTGAGGTATCAGAGGACAGGGTTCGCAAGGCGTTTAATTTAGACATTGCCGTCACCATTGAGGACTGTCACCGCCTGTGCAGCAATGTCGGGGTAGACTTTAACGAGCTTGACCTGAAGTACCCAGACGCCGCTCTAGCGTTGTGCAACATGACATTCAATCTAGGCTATCCGCGCTTTAGCAAATTTAAGCGTATGTGGGCAGCAGTAGCAGAAGCTATGGAAGACCCTAAAGAATGGATGACTGTGGCCGCAGAGGCAGAAGACAGCCGCTGGTTTGATCAGGTACCCAATCGGGCTAAAAGGCTTACAGCGCGTTTCCGGGCGCTTGCTGATGACTAAAAGCCCATGTGTCGGGATATGTGTTCTAGACAAAGAGCGCGTAAGATGTATTGGCTGCGGTCGAACCATCGAGGAGATTATTAACTGTGGGAAAAAATCAAACGACTGAACAGCCGCCCCAAAAATATTACAAACATTGCCCCCGTTGCGGAAATAAATTACGAACAATTGTTGTGCATGGACATGAACAATGTTTAGAATGTGATCAAGTAATTTATGATTGTTGCCAAGGGGAAGTATGCGACAGCAAAAATTCACAGCAGTAGCCACTGGAGATATCGGAGAGCATATATGTGCGCTTCGATTGCTAAAGATGCACATCCCGTGCAGCATAATCAATCTTGGCACAAGCGATATAGTTGCTGAGTATGAAGGGCGCATGTGGCGCATACAAGTAAAGTCTAGCATTCTAAAGAGCCGAGGCTCTGATCGTCCTGATTATGGGTACCAATTCATGACAAGCAAAGGGAGCAAAAAAACCCCCCTTACTAAAGACGACTGCGATATAGTTGCGATGGTAGCTATTGATCTAGAGCGTGTTTGGTTTACACCAGTAGAAAAATTACGCAACAGCATAAGCAAAAGAAAAACAATAGGCAGTTTTACTGAAGGTATAACGGAAGAAACATGGCGAGAGACTATGTTTTTCTTTGAGTCTGAATAGCCCCAACTATTTCTAGCTTACACACCTCACAGACAGCAGGCTCCTTGTCATAGTCTACTGCTGTACGGCATCGAGGGCATTGCCCCGTGTCTATAAGCTTTTGTATAGGCCCCTTCTCCTTCATGCTGCTGACCCAATGCCAGACCTCACTTCATCTGCGTACCGGTCTTGATATGCGTCATAGACAAGCTTTGCAATTTGCTGGCTAACCTTTCGGTGTTCATCAGTAGAAAGCTTAACGAGCTTTTTATGTGTGTTAATGTCTACAGCAACTGACTTGTATTGCTTTGGATCGGCCATTATAATGCTCCCATAAGTTAACAACAGTGGGCATATATTAGCATGTTTAAGGGTTATCGCAAGTATAATAAATATGGCGCAAAGAAGACGCAGTTCATGGGATTTACATTCGACTCCAGATGGGAGGCGGAGCGTTGGGGGCAGTTAACCGCTATGGAACGCGCCGGGGCTATACGAGATTTAGAGAGACAAATAAAGTATGACATAGTTGTAAACGGTGAAAAGATTTGTAGGTACATTGCAGACTTCAGATACAAAGAAGTTGAGGAAGACGGCTCCACAAAAGAAATTGTTGAAGATGCAAAGGGTGTGGAAACCGCTGATTTCAAACTAAAAAAGAAGCTTATGAAAGCGGTTCACGGTATTGAGATAAAATTATCTAAGAAAAATAGTTGACAATCCTTTTGAGGTTTCCTAAATATAAATCGTGGAAGCAACTAAACGAAAGGAGGGCAACATGCTTAACGCCCCAGCTCCATTTATTCCTAACGATCTTACGCCGGTCTATGAGCGGCGCAATGACGTTATGCAAAAGATTAGTGACCTTCAGAAAGAACTAAAGGTCATTAACAATTCTCTCATCCAACAATTTGAAGATCAGGCTCGTCAGTACCTTGCTGATAAGGGCAAAGACTTTGGGCAAGCAACGCTCAAGGCTGATGGGTTCAAGATTACCCTCGACTTTCGCAAGAAGGTTGACTGGGATCAGGATCAGTTGATCTCTGCTCTTGATGCGATGGATGGAGATACAGCGAAGCATTATGCTTCTGTAAAGGTCTCTGTTTCAGAGGCCAAATTCCAACAAGCCCCACCAGAAATCAAAGCGGCTCTATCAGAGTGTCGCACTGTTCTTCTGCAAGGCACATCCGTAAATATTGAGGTTGACAATGCTTAAAATTATTTCAGCAGAAGAGCGGCTTGCCGAAAAGCGCGGTCACAAGATTGTGATCGCGGGTAAGTCAGGGGTGGGCAAGACCAGTCTTGTCCGCACCCTAAACACTGACACAACACTCTTTATGGACTTAGAAGCAGGTGATGCTGCTATCGAAGGTGTAAAGGTTGATGTGTTACGTCCAAAGACATGGCAGGACTGCCGTGACTTTGCTTGCTTCTTGGGCGGACCCAACGAAGCACTAAACGATGATGCGCCGTACAGTAAGGCACACTATCAATATGTGTGTTCTATCTACGGCGATCCAGATCAGACGCTGGCTAAGTACGATACGATCTTTGTTGATAGTATCACAGTAGCTGGCCGCCTTTGCTTTAGTCATTGCCAAAATCAGCCAGAGTCTCGCTCTGAGCGTTCTGGGAAGCTGGACACTCGTGCAGTCTACGGAATGCAGGGGCGTGAGATGATGGCTTGGCTAACGCACTTGCAGCATATCCGTGATAAGAACGTGATCTTTGTCGGCATTCTTGACGAGAGAACTGATGATTATGGACGTAATGAATACTCCCTTCAGATTGAGGGCAGTAAGACTGGGCGCGAATTGCCCGGCATCGTTGATGAGGTTTTAACGATGACAACATTGACAAGCGATGAAGGCAATCAGTTCCGTGCCTTTGTTTGTCAGACTCTAAACAAGTGGAACTATCCAGCTAAAGACCGCAGTGGTCGGTTGGATTTAATTGAAGAGCCGCACTTAGGCAAGCTTCTTGCGAAGATGTCTGGTGGGGTAGCACAGGTTGACAGGCCAATGGCATTCGTCAATCCAAATGAAGTGGTTATTGCAGAAGGAGAAGAAAGCAATGCTTAACCTAAACAACGTACCTGCTCAAGAGTATGATAACACATCCTTTGAGTTAATTCCTGATGGCACAGTCGCTCGTGGCTTTGTCAAACTATCTGGTGGCGACATTGATCTGCCAGAGTTTGGCGCGGGTAACTTCTTTAAGTCGTCACAGTCAACAAGCGCCAAGTGGTTGCCGATTGAAGTAACCATTGCTGGTGGTGATTTTGATAAGCGTAAGGTGTGGCACAACATCTTTGTTGATGGCAACAAGCTTTCAGAGCGTGGCATTCCAGTTGCCAAAGAGATTGGTTTGCGCACTTTGAAAAGCATGATCGACAGCGCATTCAACTTGTCGGCCAAAGATGAGTCACCGCAAGCACAAGCTGCTCGTAGCCTTAACGGCGTGGGCGATCTAAATGGTCTTAGCATTTGCTTTGTAATCGGTATCGAAAAAGGTACCAATGGTTACGAAGATAAGAATAAGATCAAAGCTGTTCTTACCGCTGATGCCAAGGGCTTTATCGCCGCTGGTGCCGCACCTGTACAGGCTCCTGTTGCACAAGCACCTACTTTTGCTCCGCCGGTACAACAGCCGGTACAACAAGCCGCCGCACCACAACAACAAGGTGGTGTTACGCCATCTTGGGCGCAATAGGAGGTCACGATGTTGGGAAGCATTTTTAGAGCCATCTTTGGCATTCAAGAAACAACGGCACAAGCAGTCGAGTCGAACTATCCTCGTTACTGCGAAAAGCTGAAGACAATTCTTGAAAGCGGAAAGCCTTACACAATCTCCGAACTGCAAGTTAAGTTGGGTAAGCGTAAGGGTACTGTCTATCATGAGATGAGCGAACTGCGCGGTGGCGGTTTGGTAATCAAAAAGCAGTACGACAAATCAATCTCTGCAAATAAATATCGGATCACAGAATGATCTTGCGGGGATACCAAGAGGCGGCTATCAATGCCGCCTCTGACGCTTTAGATAAGCACGGCAATACACTTGTCGTGGCTCCTACAGGTGCCGGAAAGACAATCATGCTTTCCGCGCTTGTGGGTAAGCGTTATAACAAAAATAATAACATTCTTATTTTGCAGCATCGTGATGAGCTGGTTTCACAAAACTCCACAAAGTTTCACAAAGTAAATTCTTCCCTAACTAGCAGTATGTACAATGCTACAGAAAAAGACTGGTCAGGCGATGCTACATTCGCAATGGTTCAGACGCTCTCCCGCGAAAACAATCTGGCGACTATGCCGAAGATTGACATGATCGTGGTTGATGAGGCGCACCACACTGTAGCCGACACATATCAACGTATCATTAACGCCGCAAAGGAGGCCAATGAGGGCGTTCAAGTGGTTGGCTTTACGGCTACACCTAACCGTGGCGACAAGAAAGGGCTGCGCGGCATATTCAGCAATTGCAGTCACCAAATCGAAATCTCTACGCTGATCAATGAAGGGTTTCTGGTAAGGCCAAAAACATATGTCATTGACGTTGGTGTGCAAGATGAGTTGCGCAATGTACGAAAGACCATTGCCGACTTTGATATGGATCAGGTCGAAAAGATTATGAACCGCCGCGCCATCAACCAGAAGGTTGTTGATGAGTGGATGGACAAGGCGCATGACAGAAAGACAATCGTGTTCTGTTCTACAATCAAACACGCACAAGATTTGTGTGAAGAGTTTGCTGATGCTGGCGTTGTCGCCGCAACAGTCACTGGCGACACGCCAAAAGATGAGCGAGAAGAAATTCTAAATGATCTGGCTCATGGTGATATGCAGGTCGTGGTTAATGTTGCAGTGCTTACCGAAGGCTTTGATGCGCCGCCTGTGTCTTGCGTTATCCTGACACGCCCCTGCTCATATAAAGCCACAATGGTGCAAATGATTGGGCGGGGCTTGCGCACAGTTGATGTTGATGAGTTTCCAGATGTGGTCAAAACAAACTGCATCGTTATGGACTTTGGTACATCAGTTCTAACGCACGGCTCGCTTGATGACGCTGTTGATCTTGATGGCAATGCCGGTAAATCTGGCGGTGAAGCCCCTATCAAAGTTTGCCCGGAATGCGACTCAGAGGTTCCTCTTAGTGTTCGTGAATGTCCTATCTGTGGGCATGAGTTTGAAGGGCAAAATACAGAAGCTCTTGAGCATTTTGAATTAACAGAGGTCGATCTAATGGAGCGCTCGCCGTTTCGCTGGATTGATTTGTTTGGAACAGGTTCGTGTTGGGCAGCAACAGGGTTTAACGGCTTTGCTATTGTAGCCGATTTAGGCCACATTTCTGCCGCAGTTGTTAAAAGAAATCAAGGCAGGGTAAGGCTGGTTAGTGTTGGCACGTTACGCCAGGCTATGGCGGCGGCTGACGATTTCTTGCGAACCAATGAGGATGGAGATAGTGCAAAGAAAACAAAGCGCTGGCTCAATGATAGAGTTAGCGAAAAACAAAGAGATAAGTTAAATCGTCACGGTGTTCATGTGGGGGCATTCGACTTCTCGTGGACTAAGTACAAGGCAGCGTGTATGCTGAATTATGTCTGGAACAAGCAGTTTATTGACGGAACAATCCAAAACATAATTCAGAAAGAAAGAGCATGAACCGTGGAAATCTTCAGGTTACATTGAATTTAGCTGATGATAGTGAGATAGAAATATCTTGTTTCATCCAAGTGAAAGATCCTAATGATGGTGAGGAGGTTCATGATAAGGTCATGGACGCGATCAGTGATTATATAGAGCAATACGATAATATTCTTGTGGATGGCGATGCCGAAATATATTTTGGCGACTCCATCATGTATATGATTGCGTTTGGTCGCATGGAAGGAGAAGACGAGACATGGGGAATAGCAACGGCGGAGGGAACAATAACTCTCCACTAAAAACAATCGGGAAATTGTTCGCAAATATCGGGTGGGAAAAACGCCTTTGCGATCTCAATGAAGATGAAATCGTGGCTATCGCCGTGGTTTTTCAAGCCATAGAAGGGTTAGAAGATGTCTATACTCAGCAATACCTTACGGAAGTTTACATCAGATATGGAGGCGGCAGATTCTGCATTGAAACAGCAGAGGACATCCCATTCTGATGTTGCCGACTACATTATTAAAGAGTTAGATCGGGGGATTAAAGAGAAAGAATATCATGCCCCGAAGCGAAGGTATCTAGGTGCATCTTCCCTCGGGGATCCTTGCGCTCGCAAGCTACAGTACCGGTATATGGGGCAGGAAAAAGACGAAGATAAAGGCTTTCCTGCTCAAACATTACGCACGTTTGCGCTTGGTCATAGCATCGAAGATATGATGATATTGATCTTTCGTGACGCTGGGTTTGATTTGCGCACGGAGATGAAAGGCGAACAATTTGCTTTTGATACAGCAGATGGTGAGGTTCGGGGCCATGTTGACGGAATTATTGTCAGCGGCCCGTTGAACATAGGATATCCAATGCTGTGGGAGTGTAAGTCAGCATCGGATAAGAAGTTTAAGGAATTTGTTCGCAATGGTGTTGCGGTGGCTAACCCAGTCTACGCAGCACAGATGGCATTGTACCAAGCATATATGGATCTTGCCGAGCATCCCTGCTGCTTTACTGTGTTGAATAAAAACACAAGTGAGATATATATTGAGCTTGTTCCGTTCAATGCGGAGCTTGCGCAGGCTACTAGCGATAAGGCTGTAAACATAATAAAAGCGACAAGAGCAGAAGAGCTTTTGCCGCGTGTCGCACAGAATAATGATTATTATGGTTGCAAGTGGTGCGAATTTCGTAATACTTGCTGGGCTGAATAAAAGAAAGGGGACAGTCCAGAAAACTGCCCCCTCCGAGGTAACAATGCTTAACAGGAATCAATATAATGAGTGTAATTAGGTTTGGCAATACTACATCTAGTATTTCGGCAAATAATTTAGTCGAAGAAATTTCACGCCGCGTACCAAAAAGCGAACAAATTCGCATCCTACGGGATACGTTTCCTGCTGGTCGTGTCGCAGGCAACACATTTTATCTTGGGTCTTTACTGGGCGATCCTGGTCAGTCCATGAAAATTAACATTGATCCACACTCTTCAAACTTCATGAAGGGTCAGGACTTTAACGGTGGTGTCGGGATTGGCGGCATCGTAAAGATCTTAATGGAAGCTCGCGGCATGAAGCTCGGTGAGATCAAAGAAATGTTCGGGACTTATCTTGACCACAATGCGCCGCAAATTGTTCGGGATAACGGACCTGTAGAAAATCCTTTTCAGGCGGCAAAGCAACAGTTCAATGCCAACACTCCGTTTGACGCTGAGTATGTATATA